GTCGTGACTTTAAATTAAGGAAGCTTTAGCTTCCTTAATTTAAATGTCCTACGACGTTTATGGTGGCAGGCCTCACAATTAAGGAAGCTCTCTGAGCTTCCTTAATTTTGAGCGCCACTGGTAACGACGTGATAACACAATAGATCTTTATATAGTAAACAAAAGCCCACCAAACCCATTCACAATGCGCAGCACATTGTGATTCGTCGCATAGACACGAAGAGTCGCATTACCTCTCGCAGGTGCCAACGCGGCATCAGGCACAAGGCCCGCCACCAGCGTGATATTATCAATACGCGATGCGTTCATGCTTCCACTCGGCTGCATATCCTCAGGCCTCAATGCGAAGGAATACAAATAGATAAAGTCGTCGTTAGGAATGACAGTGTGGTGCTGCCACGCTTGGACAAGGCGGAAATAGCCAGCATCGCGCTGATCAAAGCGGTCCTGGCCGTCCAGCTGGATGAGGGCACTGGCTAGCAAATCCTGGCGAATACCGATCTCACTCGTCGCCAAGCTGCTGAAGTTGAACCACTCATGATACGCCTGCATAACGTCGCGCTGCACAATCCAGATAAACTCGCGGCACGGATGATTAAACTCCAGGCGCATATTTGCCAAGGTATTTCCCGTAGGAATTGACAGCTTCTGCGTATACTGGACCTGCTCAATCAAATATTCGTGTGTGCTGCTCACGAAGCGGCGTCTTTCCTCCACATCCAGGAACACGTAGTCGCCCCATAACATCATATCCGTAATGGTGGCCGAGTTCACCTGTGTCGTATTGCAGTTCTCCACAAGCTGCTGTCCATAAAAGAGCTGCTGAAGAGGACGGAGCTTCACATTAATGCGAACGGGGTGATACTGGAGAGCGAGCAAAGGCAAATACAAGCCAGGATTTTTATTGAACCAGAAATGAAGAGGAATATACAGTTTCAGAGGGCCCTTCAGATCTGGCGTCGTATACGCATCCACCTTTCCAATCATGTCATAGAATCCATTCTTCTGCGATGCCGTCGTCGTTAAGTTTGACCAAATCTCCATCCACTCTCCAGTCTGCCGATCAATGAGCTGCTCACCGATCTCCAGAGAAATTTCTTCAATAAGCGCGTGGCCGATACTATTGCAATAGGAGACAGGTGTTCCATCCGTAAGGGTGAGAGCAGGCAGAGTCATCTCAAGAATAATGGGACCGAGTAGATCGGCGCGACGAGGAACAAGGCAACTCAATCTCTTTCCAAAATCTGGGGTTCCATCAAAATACATTGACTGTGACTCAACCGCAAAGTTTGTATAGCGGCGATAGACCATTTTGAACCATGTAATTTGGGGATTTCCTGTTATAAATACATCCTGTTTTCCTTGAGCAACAAGCTGTAAAAGACCGCCACCCGCTGTCATACTATTCTACCTTTCCATTTTGAGCTTTAGACTGGGGCCCTAAATATCTTATATGAATAGTATGGATCCCGCATGGATAGGACGATCCTTTGACACAGACTTACTTATCTTCCGGAGTCTCTTCGCTATAGATTCCAATACAAATCTCCCAGTCAGCACACAATATATTCTGGCGACAGATGGAATCGGTGGACTCAAATGGCAAGACGCCTTCACAAATCTTTCCACCTATTCAGGTCTTGTAAAGGCAGGCGTCGGCTATCTTCCTTCCACAATCTACAGTTTTTCCACACAACTTAACACAATCTCCTCCATAAACGGAACCGGCCTCAGCAGCATTTCCACAAGCATTGGCCTCGGTGGAATTCCTGGTAGCATCACAGGGCCCCAGTTATACAGCACAGTGGCTGGCCTTGGCTCAGGATCCTATGTGAGCACAGCCACTCTAAATAGGACCATTCGTAGCACTGTAGATGGCCTCGGAACAGCTGGATATATCAGTGCTGCAAACTTGACCGCCACTCTATCCAACGTGTTTGACATTTCCACCCCCATTATAAGCACTGTGAATGGCCTCGGCACAATCGGATATGTAAGTTCACTGAGTCTGATCAGCTCACTCGACGGCCTCGCCTCCTATGGCTACATCAGTTCTCAGCAACTCCAAAGCACTGTGAGAGGCCTTGGTAGAGCTGGTTATATCAGCACAGCTGCTCTTACTAGCACCTTTACGGGTGCTAGGATCTCCCTTCTAACAAACTCTGCGAGCACGGTTCAGGGCCTCGGAACTCTCGGCTATGTGAGCACACAGACTCTTCTGAGCTCAACAGACGGCCTCATGAGAAACATATCAGTGGACAGGGCGGGCACCCTAGTTGTTTACAACAGCCACGTCACGGTCTCATCTTTGCAAAATCTCGCTTTCTTGAGCACATTCTATCACTCATCCATAACCTATTCGGGAAACAATGGTGCACAGGAGTTTGAAGCACTCGCACAAGACATCCATTTTTCAAGCGCCACCATTAATTTTGGAGACTATTCGAACTACATCACATCAACATCCCTTATCACAATTGATGTGTATCCCACTTTCCTTTTCAATGAAATGAGTCTGATATGCGCGACAACTGTGTTTTCATTCAGCACACTGCTACAGTATGACCACAATCCTGTGACTAACATCGTTAATCACTCATATCTTGTGGGAACTGGATTTCTCACAGGAAACTCTAACTTTTTTAACCAACCGATTCGCATGACCTTTACCGGCTGTAATATCGTGGGTCATTATGCTCAACCCTATACACTTATACATAGAATGCCTGGCTCTCTCTCCTACAATCTGACGGGTGGCATTGACAATACGACAACAAGTATGGCAATGTATATGGCGTCAACAAATTCACTTTTTATATCAATCCAGAATCCGCTGATCTATTGATATTTTTAAGCTTTCTCATCAATAGAAGAATGTCATCAAGGGCAAAAACATTAGAAGACCTTGATATTGTGACTGTAACAACATTTAATACAAAAGGACCGTTAAATACACTTATCCCCCCATTTCATACACTTACATCGGATGGAAAGGGCGCAACCTACTGGTCTACGATCTCCTCACCGAATGCATTTGTCTCCGCCTTTACAACACTTGCAACCCCTGCAGGCACATATGTGGCGGATGCGAGCTCGAATCGTTTCACATTCAGGGAAGGAGAAGGAATTGGATTCACTGAGCTCCCTTTTCCAAACACGGTGTCTGTCTATGCGAAAGCCTTTAATAAGATTGATGTGCCTGGGCAAACTTCACTCACATCTCTTTCCTCGATTACCATGTCAAGTATGGGGATGGTATCCATTCAGAGCCAAAAACAAACCCTCTCCTATTCAATCAAGTATCCCAATTTTCAAGTGAGCAATGAAGCTCTTATGATAACAAATGAAAAACCCACTCTAACCTTTGCAGGTGTAGGCGGAATTCTATTAGATCTTTCTGCAAACTCCACAATTGAGATTGGAATCAGCAGCTTCACCAATGCCGATTATGTGGTGATGCAACAGACAGCTAGCACTCTCTCCACCTCTTTTCTTTCTTCTCTGAAAATTTTTACAACAAAAGGTCTTCTCTCTACACTCCAAGATTTTTCCACGAATATGGCAAATAACAATCTTTCGTCTGCTAACCTGTATATTTCGTCTATTGCAGCGTTTTCCACACAATCAACACTCATAAAACTCTTTAATCCTGAAACTCCCGCTCCAATCTATGGAGCCATTTCAACCTTTTCCACTTCGCTCGGCGTTCTATTACAAAAAGAGACGATCCTATCAACAACCAGTATTTTCAGTCAGCCCACCTATACCCTTAATAATGAAACAGTGAGCACCTTTTTAATTGGCCTGTCCAATAATTACTCGACAGCGAGCACAACCCTTTTTGAATTCAATGATTGTGTTAAGAAAATAGAGTATTTGAGTTCATTTGACGCGATTCGGTCTGGACAAGATACTTGCTATTCAAATGTTCTCTCTTCAATCGGTGATCCAATGAGCACGTTTTCTACAACCTTTACGTCAACCTTTACATCATTAACTAAGAATCGCAATCGCGCAAATATCTTTTCTACTGTCCCCTATACGCTCTATACACCGTTTCCTTGCACCCCTACTGCACTTGGCACAGGATTCACCATCCCCATTTCAACCTGCGAGGTCAATCTGTCCTCATTTAGAAAATATATTG